TTATGATATAGGCAATTGTCACCATGAGCAGTGAAGTCGTTCTTCTTCTGGACCACGTAAAGTTGATATCCAGTCACTAGTAGAAATTTCTTTTCCATGGTTTCTCCATATACCTTACTTCTAGATACTATCAAACTTTTGATAGATTGTACACAGAAAAATGTAGTTCTAACAAAAATATTTTATGCAATAGAAACAATAGTTTATATGTTCATTTTTTTACAGAGACCAAAAATGATAAATATCAATGGCATGATGGGCTTGTCATCATTTCAAGTACTTTGCGATGAATATTATTCAACAATGAGGAAAGACATGAAAAAAATACTTCTAGCAATTACTATATCAATATTGGGTTCAGCTGCGCTTGGTCAGGCGAATGATCCAATAGTTACTGAGTCTACTTCAACTGTCGACTCAACTTCACAAACTACTGTTAACTCCCCTCCCCCGACTGCTGCTTCACCATCGATAAACTCGACTAATAGTGACCTTTGCCTTACTGGAACTTCAGGTGCTGTACAGACTCAGATTCTAGGCGTCTCAGGTGGTTCTACAACAATCGACCCAACCTGCGAACGTTTAAAGATATCTAAAACCCTGTATGACATGGGTATGAAAGTGGCAGCTGTAGGTGTTATGTGTCAAGACCCACGGGTGTTTGAAGCCATGATCAATGCAGGTACGCCCTGCCCAGTCAATGGCATGATTGGTCCAGAAGCTTTGGCTGCATGGAATGAGAAGCCTGAGATGAAGCCAGAAACAATTGAGGGAGCGATAAAAAGAAATGAAGGCAGTTCAAAACTACTTCTTCCTATTCTTGCTATTGTGGTTGCTGCCGCTCTCGCAACCAACTAACGCTCAGACTACCGTCGATCCAATCACAGGGCAGGTATCGATTGTTATCGATCCTGCCACTGGCCAAACTCTGAACATTACTCAGAATCAGCCTTTAGATGAAATCAAAAACAATCCTACAGCAACCAACGTTAGTCCGTGGTTAGGAGACGATGGTAGAATAAATTTAACTCTGCCATTTCAGTTTGAATATTACGGTGAACAATTCAATCACGTCTGGATGATGTCTAATGGCGTTCTTAGCTTCACCGGCAATGGTGGTGGTTATTGTTGTAATGGTGAAGATATATCGGCGATGGCAGACGCTGGTCAGACGCAACACAACTATATTATCGCCGCGGCTTGGAGTGATTTATTCACTTTAGGACAGAATGCATATTATCTGGGCACACAAGAAAGCGCTACCTTTGGTTGGTATGGCGTATTCGAATATTACGATCCGAATAATCTAAACAGTTTCGAAATAGAACTATATAGTTCTGGTAACATAGACTTGCGTTATGGCGGCATAGATATTGTTAATCATAATGTGTCAGCCGGAATCACAGGTGACTTATCACAGGGCGAATACGTTGATCTTTATTATGGTCAGGGATTCAGTCTTGGAAGTCCTATTAATCCAGATTCAGGTGAAGGACCCGATCCATGTGATTCGAATCCTTTATCATCACCGTCCTGTTCTGGTTATCAACAGGCGTACTATAGTCAACAATGTTCGATAAGTGCACTATATGACACGGGCTGTCCTGGTTATCAGGCGGCCTATTACAACCAACAGTGCTCAATTAGTCCATTGTATGATGTTGGTTGTCCTGGTTATCAATCAGCATATTATAACCAACAGTGCTCACTCAACGCTCTATACGATTCTGGTTGTCCTGGTTATCAGGTGGCCTATTACAACCAACAGTGCTCAATTAGTCCATTGTATGATGTTGGGTGCGATGGATACGAACAAGCATATTACAACCAGCGGTGTTCGAATAATGCTCTCTATGATGTTGGTTGTACTGGTTATGCAGCAGCGCTTTTCCAACAAAATTGTTCTGCAGATCAATTGTTTGATTCAGAGTGTCCTGGATTTTCTATAGCTATGGCAATGAAAATAGCTCAAGAACAGCAGGAGAAAATGTTTGAACAGGAATTTGCAGTTAGTTTAACTGCAATAGAAAACGTTGCAGAAACTACTGGCGATCCAGTACTCGATCAACTATTATCTATACTTCCAGAACCAATTGAGTTAGCTTCTATGCAAGATGAAATTGTTCAAACCATAGTCGTAGAACAAATAGCCGCATCTGAACCTATGGAAGAACCAACCTCAGAAGATCAAGTTGCTGCGGAAGAAATGATGGCAGAACTTGTTGGTGAAAAATCTTCAGATGGAGAAGACAAATCAACAACTGGCGAAAAGCCAAGCGCTGAGAAGCAAAAAGCTGCGGTTGCTGCTAAAATAGCTGAGTTGAAAAAAGAAATGGCGAGTGGTGAAATGTCAGCTAAAGATGTTGCTGCTATCCAAGCTCAAATATCGATGCTTCTGGCTTTCGTCCCTGGTTTCGATCAATATTATATAGTCATGCCCGATTCCCCGTTCTATCAACAAGAACAGGCGTATAAGAATGTAACTATACCGGATAGCAAAAACTCTGCCCGTCTTGGTTTAGCATCTGAAATGAAATTCAATGAAATGGTTCAAATGCAATACAACAGGAGAAAATAATGTCCATAGTGCCCGACGAAGATATTTCTTTAGAAGAAAAAGTTGCTAACACTGAGTTTAGCATCGGCAAATACAAAATGACCCCGATGAAAATCATCGGAGTCATAACATTCATTTCAACTATACTTGGTTTCTTGTATGGTGCGTTTGAAGTTTATAAAGACTATACGAATATGAAAGAACAGATCCAGAGTTATGTTGCTCCAGATCTGTCTTCATTTCAAGAACAAATCTCTGTGCTCGATGCCAATATGAAGAAGTTACAGGAGTCTGTGATTGAAGCCCGTGACTACACCCGTGACATTAAAGTTGACTTGAAAGGTGACATCGACCGTATCGAGTCAGTGGTTGACAAGACTGAACAACGTGTTAAAGATTCAGAAGCTGACGTAAGAGCTATGATTGACCTTGCAGAGACTCGCTTTGATACTAAGCGCGATCAACTCTCGTCTCAGACTGAAAGCAAACTGCGTTCAATTGAAGACGATCTGAATAACAAGATTCAGACTGCTTTAGATAATCCTTTAGCGCAGTAATCAATATTTAAGATAAGGGTGGACTTCCTCTTCATCACTAAGTTTGAAGCGAACTCGATTTTTCAAAGCGTCTTTAGCTTGCTTGTGTTCATATGCTACTTCTCTTACATCAGGATGTAAAGATATAATCAGTGCCATAAAAGCAGCAATCAATGCCTCTGCTCGTATCGCAAGCCAAAATATCATAACAAACTCATGCGTGAACAAAAACTTAATATCCCAAAATAGAAATGCAAATGCCAATGGAAACATCGCAGACATTAAAGCTATCGTACCAAAGATTGCAGAAAATACCATTAAGAAAGTTTTTACTCGAGTCATTCTATTTCTCCTATACGCTAACACGAACCCAATAATGGGTCTTTGAAGTTAATTCTACCCACCAGTCATTCAATAGGTCATTCATGTGTGTGTAGTGAGCTTCTGTGAAACTCTTATCTTTGGTTCTTACGGCAAACATTTTACTTCTCCGTAGCAGGGTGCAAGTGTATAGAATCAACGCGGTACGCATAATCATCGTACATTTTATCGAGTTCGTCAACATACTTACTAGCATCGACGTGGTTGTCAAATGCGGCGACCGCATTAACAAATTGTGTTTGGCGGTAATACCGCATTACTACATAGATCATTTTTGTAAATCCTCGTAATCAGTTCCAGTAGTTACTATAAGATCTGGAACATCTTTGCCAGTAAAGTAGTCATGCTGTCGAACTATGTATTCACGTAGTCGTTTGATCTCGTCAGCGGCTTCAAGGAGTTCGGCGCAGATTGGCGTCATGTCATACGGGCCGTTTGCTGCATCCTGTAGCCGCTTGATCAGATCGTCACTCATTCCTTGTCCTCCTCGGTCATAGTCATTTCTTCTAGGATCATGAAAGTGTAGCCACCAAAGCCGTAATGCTTGACATAGCGCGCCACTGCCTCAGTAGCCTGCACTCGAGTCTCATACCCGTTGCGACTGACTAGGACTGTGGTGTTATAGTAAGGCCCGACTTCTTCATGGGCGATCTTCAACAGACCGTCCTCGGTGCGCTTAGCGACGTAATATCGGTATTCTAGTTTCATCCATTCACTCCTACTTTAACGAACCGCGAAGCCCACACTATTCCATCGGGCGCCATCATGGTCATCTGACGGGGGTGCACTGACCTGGTCGGTTTTGCGTCCCACCAAGCCCAAGCCTCGTCAGCGGTTTCAAACTCGACAGAAGACCAGTTCCCATGCTCGAGGGGGGTCTCTGTCACGAACTCGGTCTTCATAACCCATCCGGTCATCTTAGTCCTCTTTAAATTGCTATTGCTTCTGCGGTCAACTCAATCCGCTCATACCAAGCCTTGACCGTTTCTTTATAGGTCAAGCAACGATCGACGGCGCGAATTGCTTTTGATTTTTCAGCCACGAACCATGAGTCACGGGAGATTGGTGAGCGCGCGTGGTCTTTGCTTTCGACTATAATTTTATAGCGTACTTTCATTCTCAGTAAGCCCTTTCTCTGAGCATCTCTTCCTCGCGGAGCTTTGCTTTAGCGAAGACGGCAACGTAAGTGCCTGCGCGGATACAACTTCCAATGCCACGCCGACCCAGCCAAATGCCATTTACATTCCAGAAAGTCCAATTTTGTTCCCAGTTTTCCATCTCATTCACCTTTTCTATACCTTACTCTTAGATACTAACACACCTTCCATGGATTGTACACAGAAAAATGCAGTTCCAGCAAAATATATTTTGTTAAAAAATTAGAAAAAAGACTGTCTTTGGCCTTCACGGTGTAGTTCAGCAGTAACACAATGAGTACCACCATCCCAGAAGAACCTATGTCTCATTGGAGCTATATGTGGAGTTATGCCATAACGTTCAAATGCTTTAAACGCCTGTTCGTTATAGGATCCTACGATGACGTTTTTTGGATCTACCATTAGAACGTTAACATCGAAGATAGTTTCCTCAACGTATCCGACCCAGTCTTTAAGCCAGTGCTCAACATATTCTATGATATCATCATCTTCAGATACTCCTGGGATAAACCACTTTCCATGGTTTTTCGACTTAAGAGTCATCCATTCGCGCATTGAATTCATTCTATTTTGTTCAAAATAAACTACTTCCCAATCTGGAAAAGTCTTGTCATACGCGTCTGCGTCGTACGCGCTGAAAATAAGTCCCGGCTTTAGAGGACTAAAGACCCCATCAATATGCCCACCCGTGGTAACAGCATGCGTATTATAGTCTTGGAGATAGGTATTCTTCATTATGTCAATGGAATCTAAGACACGCCAATCAGTCATCTTATGTTTAGTACCAAAGAATAGGTCTTTACCAATCCTGAAAATACCGTTAACCTTGATCCAGGCTAAGTCTTCGTCGCTCTGATTGTTAATAACCGTATTACCTTTTGAGGCTACGTAGTCTAAGATACCCTGCCAACATACGTCAAAGTTTACAATTTTATCATGATTTGACCAGTTGTTAACTTTCTGATTCACTCTAAAGTAAGGAAAAAGAAAGAACTTATCGCCAATCATAATCATTTGATCGCGTGGAATAGAACTTACTGGCGCTGGAATGGGAATATTCTTATCGATGTATTCCTGTGGTACTACGTTTGGAACATCTGGCCGCAATACTTCTACGTCAAAAGACTTTAATACTTTGATTAGAGATTGATAGTCTTCTTCGGTTTCAGTAGCTATCTTTTCGAAAAGATTCCTCATCTTCGAATTCTTCATAAACGAATAAAATTCTGGAGGATAGTTTTTACCGACTACGCAAACTTTTAGCGGATCCCATTCCTGGTGTACACTGAGCATATTTTCAATTTCCTTGAATCTTAATTATTTCCCACGTACCATCGTATTTTTCAACTAATGCGGTGCAGCTTTCGACCCAGTCCCCGCAATTCATATACTCAGTACCATCAAACGTAGTTATATTAGCGTGATGTATATGCCCACAGATGATTCCATCAGTGCCACAGTTTTTTGCATAAGTTGATAGAGTCTCTTCGTAAGATCCGATGAAGTTTACAGCAGACTTAACTTTGTATTTCAACCAAGCGCTGACAGACCATCTAGGAAGATTTAAAAAATCCATGAGCCTATTGAACATAACGTTCATAACTATCGATGTATCGTAAGCCCAGGATCCAAGATACGAAAGCCACTTTGCGTGGTTTATCACAACATCAAATTGATCGCCATGAACTACTGAGTATGTTTTACCATTAAGTGCCCAATAAACATCAGAAGATACGAGTTTGATTTTACCGAATTCGTTTCCACAAAATGGTTTAAGAAACTCATCGTGATTTCCTGGGATGAAAACTACATTCACCCCTTTACGCGCTTTGCGAAGGAGTTTCTGAACTATGTCATTGTGTGATTGTGGCCAGTACATCTTAGATTTCATGGCCCAGCCATCTACTATATCACCAACCAAATATAAATTTTCACATTCGAACGTTTTCATAAAGTTAAGGAACTCGTCGGCCTGAGACATACGAGTTCCTAAATGAATGTCGGATATGAATACTGACTTATACTTTACCGATTCCCGATAGTGTACTTTGTCACCAGGTTCCATTGCGACTTTTCCTTGTACGCTATTATCTTCACTTGGTTTATGGGTGCTAGAGGCTCTTGAATTTTAGATTTATCGATGATCTCGATTAGCGCCCATTCGTCAAGAAGCAATGCAATCCTGTTTCTACGGGACATATCAGTCTCAGAAAAGTCAGCTGGTTTACCATCGAGCATGAATAGTTCTTTGAAGTGAACGATGTAATATCGTCCCTGCTTATGGAATATATGGCACGATTGATAAAGAGTGTTGTCTTTTTTGGAAGCGAGACCAATTCTGGAAAGTGTTTCTTTAACTTTGAGAAAATCTTCCGGAGATCTAAGTCGAACTTCGACCAGTTGGCTTAGATTGAACATTGAGACCGCCCTTTATTAGTTTTTGTTTTATAAGGTCGATATGTTCTTTTGTAAGGATACTACATGCTTCAAGAGCACGCTTGTAACTTATGTTGTAGTATTCCTGCACGCACTGAACATCAGGTTCTTCAATGGTTTTTGACCATTTAGAGAACCTTTTACCTTTTCTAATACTATTTATAAGATAATCATTTTGCAACTGTTTTTCAACGGTGTTGTTAACGTTCATCTCATTGGCATACAGAATAGTATCGATAAAGTAAGACAGTGCGCGGTTGACAAGGAATGGATTATACGACTTCTCCGCGAGCTCAGGATTTTCTGATTCGCGGATCATGTCTTTCTTAGACATGTTTATAGCATTGACGAAGTCAAAAGGACTCATGTGAACTCCACTGACATCATGACTTCAGTTAGAAAGGCTGCCGTATTGATCTCATGATCGGCTACAAACGCAGCTTGATATTGATATTTGGCAATAGTAAGTACGAGTTCGGGGATCGACTTTGGACCAACTTTCTCATAGGCAGTATCATAGAATTTGCGGAAGAGTGTAGAAGAATCCATATCGGAGTTCTCACCAACCCACTTACGCATCTCGCCAAACTTTTTCTGTTTTAGAATGTTAATCAGATCAGAAAAAGCAGATTCGCTATAATTAGCAAAAATACCGGTATCGATAGTCCCATTTACAGAATAGCGCTGTAGTTCGTTAAGGACGCGGCGCCAGTCGGGAAGGTAACGCTGAATGAGTTCGGCGATTACAGTCTTATCATACTTCACTCCATTTCCATCGAGAATTGAAAGTACGCGTTTGAAGAATTGTGTTGCGAGTCGAGGAAGATCCGCTTTGGAAATTTTGAACTCGACCACGGAACAGCGAGAGTGAAGGGGTTCAATGATTCTGTTTTTAAAGTTACAGGTAAGTATGAACCCACAGTTCCTTGAATATTCTTCCATGAAATTACGTAGAGCCGGCTGTGTTGAGTTTGCATTAAGGTAGTCGGCTTCGTCCAAGATGACGTATTTTCTTCCGCCAGTAAAAGATACTGAGGAAGCAAATTGCAGGATTTCGTTACGGAGTGTGTCGATGTTTCCATTCATACTACCATTAATTACAATATAATCGGCCCCGATCTGCTCGAGCATAGCCCGAGCGACCGTAGTTTTACCAACACCAGCGCCACCCGTCAAGAGTAGATTTGGGATTTCTTTATTCTCCACGAATTTCCGGAAGGTATTTTTCAATTCTTCCGGAAGCACGCAGTCTTCGATAGTCTTTGGTCGATATTTTTCTACCCAAAGAAACTCTTCCATGATCACCCCTGATATTTGCTATTGGACTCAGTAGCTACATAATAACTAATTTTATCGGAAGTGTACAGGGCTAATCCTTGCGATGAGATCTTTACGTTGTAGTTTGCCGGAATAAGCTTAGTAATATTATCGGCTTTAAAGAACATATCGAAGTGCTTGTCAGTTTTACCAACATCGATGCTAAAGGTATCGCCAGTCGAGTTCTTAGGGTTCAGGGCGTATACGCGAATAACCTCTTCATCTCCTTGAACACTAATATCTGGAACTTGAAGAACGCCAGTAGCTCGTACGACTTTCTGAAGTTCTTCCTGAGTAATGTTGAAGTCGATCTCAGGTTCTGGAAACCCAATTTCTTTTTCAGGAGGAGCAACAATCATAGTAGGCTCAGCATATGTGTAACTGAGTTGTTGATTGCCGGATTTGATAAGCATAGACTTTTCTTCGAACTCAATTTCAGGATCATTGAAAAGCGATAGAACACCGAGAAACTTTGTGAGTTCATAGATGGCGAACTCACGCGGGAATGTTTCTGTTACTATAGCTTTCGCAAAAATTGATTTGTGTTGCGAAATGGTAGATAGTGTCGATCCTGGACGAACCAGGATCGACGGGTTAATAGTCGCGAAGTTTTTTAAGATCGCGATTGTATTGTCACTTAGTTTCATAATGTATAGTCTCCTGTTATTTCTTTACTTTTGAAGATGCGATTTGTGATGGATCGGCCGTAGCAGAAGCACCAATTGATGCTAGAGCTGAAAGCTTTCCGCCGAAGGTATAGAAACCTGCGTGTTGCAAGTGCATCCATGGGCACATCCAGACTTTCATCCCGGTTTTACGGGTATTCTGACAGAAGAGATAATCTTCAGACAGGTAGCGCTCAGACTCAGGATCAATTTCAGCTTGGAAATACATGCCAATCTTACGTGTGCCGTCGAACTCAGCTGTACGTACATGATCAGGTTTATACATGATAAGCGGGAACTTCCTTGCATATTCTTCAAAAGTTTCGCGCCGGATCATCATGAAACCCGTACCAATCTCAAGAACTTCAGCAGGTTCGTCTAGACGAATAGATTTTGAACCTTCGCCATTCTCCATGACCGGATTGAAAACAAAGTCACCAACAAAGTCTTCAAGAACAGATGGATTCTCGTCAGCCACACCTTTGTCAACGGCCATCTTGATCTTTTCCCAAGTGATACACTTCTTAGGATAAGCACCACCGATGATGTCATAAGGAGACTCGTCGGTCTGAAGGGCCAATAGTGCAAGCACGTCTTGAGGATTAAATCCAATGTCTGAGTCAACAAACAAGAGATGAGTATAACCTGAACGCAGGAATTCGTCAACACAATAATTCCGTGCGCGAGTGATAAGCGATTCGTTAAACAGGAAATACGAACGCATTTCGATGCCGTACTTTAGACACAAAGCTGTCAAGTCACACATCGACCGAGCGTACAAACCATTACACTGCCCGCCATACATTGGAGTAGCTACGAATAGCTTTTTCTTCTGTAGTTCCTCGATTTTAATTTGGATTTCCATTATTACCACCTTTCATCGTCTATATAGACACAAATTTTAATCGGCCCCACTCTGAGTACCGCATCTAGTATTAGTCCAGGATCAGATTGGCTTTCAGTCACCTTATATGCGTAAATCTTCCACCACTTAAGAGGATTTAGAAATAAGGTGACTATGACATCCGATTGCTTTATATATGATAAAAGCTTTTTCACTTATCATCCTCGTGTGTTGTATCGTGCACATAGAGCTGAATGATTGCATAATGAATTACTTTCATCAGATCTTTTCTCCAGTCGTCAGGATTACCTTTTCGACCATAGCGCTGAGCGTATTTTAAAACATTACCAACGCAAAAACCAGAACCATGTCCGGAATCGATGATGAACTCAGTCGCTTGAAACTTAGTTCGCGAGTAGTGTTCACCGTACGTATTATTAATATAATCCGTAATTTCTGAAATGTACAGGGCTTCTTTATACTTATATTCTATATTAGAAGAAAGCTTCGAGTCCTGCTGTAGCTGATTTTGTGTAATTGAATTCGTTTGTTCTTGAGAAGTTATATTGGAATCCAAGTCTTGCGTCAACAAGCTCGCGCTTTCCTTCGAGATATTGTAGGACTTCAGTTGCCATGTCATGTGCGGTGCTCACTGGTACGTTTTGACAGATGTGGTTAACGCTCTTCTTTGGATCGAGCAATTCGAAATCTTGGGGAAGACCCATAATAGTCATCGCTTCCCTATAAGTTATATAGCGGTCTTCAATCGGGTGCGTCAGCATCATTGGATAGTGACCGACAAATGCACCGATGTAGTCTCGTGGAACAATGGTTCCTCGACGCATGATATTTCCGCCTGCAGCTAATTTAGCTTTGCGTCCTTTACATCTGTCGACTTCTTTCGTATATCCATTATTACCCATCCATTTAGCTACTTCATCGTAATCAATTCCCATTCTTTCTATATATGATAAAACATCTTGGCCACGAGCTTTTGCTGGTTCAACAGTTTTGCAGAATTCGCGGTGTGTAATTCCACCGTGAATATGCTCGAGGATAAACCGATAGTATGGATCGTCTTTCGATGGAGTTTTCGTATTGATAGGTTCCATCTGAAAGTTTGATGTTACGCCTAAAATCGTGTCTTCAATTGTCGGGCGTTCACGTTTATAGAAGTTCAACACCGGAATTTTGTTACCTCTCCAAAAGAAGTAAAAAGCTCGTTCGCGAACTTGGGCTACACCATGAAGCAGCGACCTCGTACGGTATACTGACATACTATAACCATTATCTAAACCAATCTGATGAAGTTGGTTGCGAACGTTTTCACCGATTTTACCAGCAAATCCAGGAGCATTCTCGCCCCAAAACACTTCAGGTTTAAGCTCGCCGAGAACGTAGTTTGCAGTCTCAGTCATCCATCTATTATTGGGATTGTGATCTCCAAAGCCATGCGACAATTGGGATAAACCTGCACAGGGACACACGGTACTGATGACATCGACTTTAGTCTTTGGAAAGTCTCCACGATCAATCAGGTGATATGGCACTTCATTATTATAGTAATTAACGATGTGTCTATCATTAGCCTGAAAAGGTTCGTAAGAAGCTAACCACTCAGGGCGAGACCCAAACGCTTTCTCAGAAGCAAGAGTTTCACCCCCGATAAGTGGTACGATTGTAGCGTGTTTCACTTAACTTTTCCGATCATATTGAATATGCTGTCAAAGACTGCATCTGCATCTTGGTGTGATTTATAGAACTCGTATGCTTTCTCGCGATACTCGTTACGCATCCCGTCGTCTTTATTTAGCGCGGATATCAAGTCTGCAGATTGCTGCATGTTCTCACTAGATAGCCAGATAGTACCACTATCTGCGCATTCTGTCAAGGGTATACCTAGTACTCGATGGGTACATGCATCACCATAACCTTGGTGAAATACTGGAATTGTACCAGTAGCTACAACCTCACAGTGCGTATACTCAATTGATTTTTCGATGAACCTTGGATCTAGAAGAGAGAGTTGATACCCGTATCCAGATTTAGACATGCGTTCAAGGATTTCATGGTTTTTAAAGAATGAGAAAACTACTGGTTTGTTTCCGTACCAATCTGTAAAGTCAGTCTTGTCTGGACTAACATTGTTTAAGTAATGGAATGAATACTTTTGCTTGAGTTCAACATAAGCTAGTGATTTCTCAATACCCTCAAGAATCGTGAGTGCATTCATCTGGCGTAAGTGCTTCTCATGGAAGTCCATCATCAATCGTGGGCCCTTCCATAGAGCCATTCGACCAATCCACCTATGACACATTTTATCGATTTGTTCGATGGGTTTCCAGTACTTCTCGCGAACTTCATCGAAGTACATTCCAGGCTGGAAGTTTAAGATTTGCTTCTTTGGAGCATCTCCACCAAAGAATCCCATGATGCCGCCAGCTTCAGACATACTCTCTACTACACCAGCAAAATCACCAGTTGGAGAATGAGCAAACAAAACTTTAGATTTATCGATAGATTCTTTCAAACAATCGTTACGTATGATGGAGATCTTATTGTGATCGTGTTGAAATAACACCGATGGTGCGGATATCTTATTGAGAATTTTACGGAAGTTTTCAGCAACCTTAAGATCGTAATTCTGATTCTTCTTATGTGCGAAAGGTGGAAGCGAGTTAATGATCACTAGATCACATGAGTTGCAAGCGTCTGCTACACTATCGATATTAACATCTTCTGCAAATTTTACGTACATGAGATTTGGCATGACGTGTGAGTTAACACGAGACCATGTTTTATCTTTAGAAGCAATCACTGTACATTCATGGCCGTTCTTCTTTAGATACTTTGTCATCTCAATAGTAAATTTTGAGACGCCGCATCCTTCAATGCCGCGCCCCATAAGGATAGCCACTTTCATTTTATAATATACCTCTTTGGTGTCTGATTACGCTCGTTAATTATATATGAAAGAAAAATAGTCAGTTTCATCGTAATTCGATATTTTCATAATACATATACTCAACACCAGCTTCTTTCAGCATATTTTTGGTAGTTTCAAAAGAGTCTTTCCATTTGTTATCTACATAAGAAGGATAACACATGAATACGCGTTTAACACCGACCTGAATAACACCTTTAGCGCATTCAGAACAAAGAGGTAGTCCCCAGATATACAGGTCAGAACCAGCTAGACTTACGCCATTCAGTGTTGCATTGTATATACAATTCTGTTCAGCATGAACAATATACTTATACTTTTGCTCTCGATCATTAAGCCTAACGTCACTGTCATCAATTCCACGAGGAAAGCCATTATACCCTTGCGAAAGGATTTGGCCTCTAGCTCCTACTGCAACAGCACCCACTCGGGTGCTCGGATCTTTAGACCAAGTCGATACCTGCTTGGCTAGGTTAAAATAGTTTTGTGTCCAGTTATTTGACAAGATCAAAGTGCCTTTCATATACGTGAAGTGATGCAACGTTCCAATAAATGTGTCCCGGCTCATAACCCAGGCTTTCACACATCAAGCCCAAAACATATTTCTGCCAAGCGTAATCGTTCTTATACCCAAACACAACATCGTTTGATCGCATGTATACTAGAGCGTGAAGACGATTCTCGCGGATCATATATTGTACGGTGTTTGTGCACATGAAATCGCTGCGCCCAAAAGCATTATAATCATTCCACATATTTGGTCGTGTATAGATCATCGTAGCCCGTCGAGACTCAGGGTTCTTCTTGAGTTCTTTTACTACGTTATTATATTGTGAGGAATTTTCCTTCGACCAAATACACCAACCATAGTTTGAGTTGATATATCCACTTGGGTCTGCCACCTGTCGCCAGATAGCGGGAGGACCACCTGGAATATCGTTAACATTAAGAGACATCGACTCATACCATTCCAACTCTCGTTGAATGTAGTTTTTATCAATGGTGCCAAATATAGTCGGTTCATCTGCAATGAAACTGGCATTCATGATCTCAAGCATCTTAACGCCTGATTTATCATTAACAAACACGCCATCTTTTAAGTGCTGCTTAAAGAACAAACGAATTTGATTAAGTGTCATCATTTATTGCGATCCACATCGTAGAAGAAAATGGACTTAGCATCTGGGTTAGCATCCTGGTTAGGCTCGTACTTATTATTAAAGATGTCGCGCGCGGGATCTTGACCTTCGATTTTACCACGGAGCCAAGATACAGCGAAAGAAGCGTAGTTAATGAGATCTTTATAGGTATCTTCAAGAGACTCAAAGTTTGCTTGATCAGCTCGGCCAGACTCAAGAAGAGACTGAGCACGATACATTTTACCCTGCATGGTATCGTGGATCGTATCTACCCCACGACGATAGTGCATGGCTTGAACTACGTTTGAGTTTGGATTTTGATAGTCTTGGGACTTCTTGAGTTGTAGGTCGATGCATTCTTGAAGTACTTTTACTGATTCTTTCACGCTACTCTCCTGAGTTTGATCGAGTTCTCGTACAATACACGAGACCTGTCTTCTGATATATTACAAATTTTCAAACAGTTTGTCAATGGATAATTTCGGCACTTTACTCCATTATTCGTAGATACCATCGTATAAGAGTTCACATGATTTACTGACAAATAGAGTTCAGCCAAATCATTCTCAGTCTCAGGTACGCGTATGAAAAATAGAAGGGGAACTGAATCAACATTCTTCCACATAATCTTTGTATAGTTGTCGCTCATCCAAAATCCGCGTGTCGATTTATTTAGCCGAAACGTTTTGACGGCGTACTTCATTTCATTGATGTAACCATCTTTCTCGGAGTCGTACTTATAGATACTTCGAGTAGAATCGAAAAATTCTTGAACGACAACTTCACCGATATCACCAATGATTTCGGCGTTAGTATTAGACATTGTCATAATGCTTCTTCCATGCTGAACCAACTGTGCCGAGACCAATACCCGATAGGTAAACCTGATACATAATCCGAGATACTTCCACAGGTGTTCTTGCTTTATGTAAGTCGTGTTTGATGCGATTAACTGAAGTTGCTTGATTAATAGACTTCTTGGGCATCTTTTCAACAAGACTATTAGCAGTTTCGCGAGATTGATGGATAGGCATTTTATCCAGACTTTGAAGGATCTTGACGTCAAACAATTCTTTTTTCACGTGTTGTCACTTTCTTTTTGCTGTGAATAGACGAAGTCAATGTGTTCTTCAATCTTATCCCACGCTTCTTGAATCGCGGGAGTGCCTTCTGATCGAATAGCTTTACGTAAGGCGTTGATCTGATTAAACATCTTTACTACTTTACGATTTCCGTATCTTTCAGTCATAGCACACCAGCAACTTTAAGACCAATCATTACAATATCGTGACCAGCGCGAAAAGCACCATAGATAGCAAAAATAATGACTACTATAGCAGTAAACGTAATAATAGGTTGAACCTTTACTGCAAACATTTCGTCATTGTCATGATCACTCATTCTCTTTCCCCTTTTCCAACGCAGCCCTTGCAGCCTCCAACTTATCATAAGCAGCAGCACGAGCAGCATAAACAGCCATAGCAGCAGCACGAGTAGCCTTAGCAGCCATAGCAGCATCAGCAGTAGCCTTAGCAGCCTCAGCCTCAGCTACATCAGCTTCAAGTTCTTCTAGGGTTTTGGTCATTCCTTCCCCACCAGTTCAGCCAGCACGGCAGCGGAATCATCCAACAACTGCGCCCACCCAGTATGATCCTCTGCATCAGGTGCAGCGTTAAGTATGCGCTTGATAATATCCATAGCCTTGGCGAGTTTTTCCTCTAGCCCATCTTTTACTTGCCCATAGAGTTCGTTTATCTCATACAACTCTAACTCCAAATCTTCGATATAAGTAATGGCTTCTGATGGTGTCTTACTACCAGTACCATAGCCTAAGTCAAACAGTCTCTGCTTTAGTGAGTCAGTCATCTCGTCCACTTGGTCAAACGTTGGCATATCGTAAACGTCACTCATTTTTTGCCCTAAGGAAATCATTTTATTTTCTCCTATCAAAAGTTGAAATCATAAAATTTGCGGGGTTCACGGGCAATACGGTGTTTGCCATAGTATGACCAGAAGTAACCGTCAGCGCGCTTACGAGCTTTGATTACAGGATTAGCTTCATTTGATTGGATGATCCACTTCTGGTCTTCTTGGTTAGCGCAGTTAGCAGTGAAACCACCTGCAACAAAATCCGGAACCCAAGTTGGGTCGCGCTCAGCGTCCATCTCACGAATGAGGATTTGCTTGCCGGACTTAGTCACAGACAAGATTTCAAAGGGTTTTACGTCGCTATAACCAATCTGGTTCGCGTAACTAGTGGGAAGAGCATTAGCCATGGTTGTTTCCTTTTCCATACCTTACTCTTAGATACTATAACATGGAGCGAGAAATGTCAACTAAAAAATGCATTTTTTTAAAATATTTTGCGTAGAAGTCCTGGATTATCAGAGTGATCTGGACCAACCCAACCTTCTGGTTTAATCAGGTCTGGTAGACCAATAGGATTAGGACGACTGGCTTTAATGCCAGTTTTCTTAGCCATATTAGGCTTTAGAACTGCATCCCAGGCTTTGTATGAGTCAACCGCAAATCCATCTAGGGTTCCAATAGCCACGACACATAGATCGATTAAAGCATCTACTACGTCTTCAGGATTTTCTGCGTCTTTAAGTTCATTAAGTTCTTCCATTAAAAAGTCAATGCGAAACTGCAGAAACTTCTTGAGAGTTTCGCCATCCATCTTTTCGATGATGGGTCGAACTCCATAGTGCTCGTGCATATCGTAGATGTCTTTTACCCAGTCTTTACTCATGCTATCCACTCCGGTATTTGGCGATTTGTCCATTTATGCATTCTCTGCTTCGCTACGCGATAGTAGTTGCGATAAGACGTAACAGAGTCGTGTTCTACTTTATACTCATCCGGCATAGCCGGTGTTACTGGCGTTAGGTATCCTACATGGATATTATGAGGAGTAGAGCGCAAAGAGTCCACTAGAGTGGCACACTTATGGACTTTACCATATCGGTAGGTGTATTCATCTAGCAAGGCAAGAAAATGAGCATAGAGCCAGTTGTAATTGTTATTCGAATTCCTGCACCACACAGCAGATGGGTGGTTAATATGTGTTGCCTGATAGAGAACGGCGTCGCGAAAGTCTGGAAGACGCCAGCGCTTAGCTTTACGGCCAGATAGAGACTGGCCGACAAACTCTTCGCCATCAATGACACGATGGGCTGTAGAAAGGAGTTGCGCGGTTTCTAGGATCATTTTGACAACAAGTTTGTCAACCATCATCCGCGCGGCTTCGAATGGATCTTCACTGATATAGAAGATGTTCACTTGTTTTTTGTTCCTTGTTCTTTTTCTGCTTCTTCGATAGCACGGGTTAGAGCTTCATTAATCCAAGCTTCGATGTGAATTTGAAGATCACTGAATTCTTCTTGATCCATCTTCTCTTGATCCACTGCTATCATGTTATTATTACCATCTATCTTGAAAATGTCAATAGACATTTGCATAGTTCCGTCATCATTTTCAAAAAGAAAGTCTTCATGAATTGGGATGCTGATGAAGTAGTCTTTGATCCTGAATCCAGGACGCTTATGCTGATCTAGTTCCATTTAAGTACTCCTTCTGCTTTTTGAAAGCTTTCTCACGATGATATGCATTTGCTCGGCTATAGAAGATGGTGCCATCCAGGTGATCCATCTCATGCTGAATTACTCTAGCAGTAAGACCTGCTACGTTAATCGTATCGATTCCTCCTGATGGAGTCTGAAACCGCAACCTTACTGTGTTCCAACGCTTCACCTTTACATTGATTCCTGGAAACGATAAGCAACCCTCTTCCAATAAATTCTGTTCGTCACTGTGACTGACGATTTTTGGATTGAAGCAGGCGTAGTTCTGATTCTCTCCTCGCATTACAAATACACGTAAAGGATGGCGAATTTGATTTGCAGACAGTCCAATAGACTTATGATCATTCATAGTCTTCAACATCTCTTCAACCAATTCAAACTGGTTAACTTGCGGGTTAGTAAAATCAAACTTAGCCGTAGGAATAGTTAGTACTGGATCAGGAAATTTTACTATCTGTGTCATGCTGCGATCCTGCTAAAGTTTTTGTGCTTCTCAAACTTAATCACATTAGCGAACTTATCAACCATCTGGTCTACTTTGTGACTGATGATAAAAGTGTTCGTGTCTTGCGTCAAAGTTCCAATAATTTTGAGGAACTCATCAGTGCCATTAGAATCGAGAGACCCATCAAGCACTTCGTCCATAATCAATAGGTTCGTCGATGCACTATTACGTAACCGAGCAATAGCCCTCCAAGTGAATAGGATCGATAGATTAATCCTCATCTTTTCACCTTCTGAGAACGATGAGTAACTGAATTCATCGCGAAATCGTGACTTGATCTTTTCTTCAAAGTTCTCATCCATCTCAAAGTTAACGAAGAAGTCCATAGCAGACAGATACTTATTGATTAATTTATTTATGACTGGCACGTATTGCTTGATGATTTTAGCTTTGATACCGGTATCTTTGAGGATAATAGCCGATACACTGAGCGCGTCTTTATCTCGAAGAAGTTCTGCTTTTTCATCAGAGAGTCTGCCAATCATTTTTTCAAGCTCTTTCATCTTATCATCATCGACTTCAAGCTTATTGCTACTATCTTGAATATCTTTAATTTGCTTTACTAGATTCTTACACTGATCCATAAGACCATTAATGGAAATATTCTTAGCAACGATATCGATGTTTAGCGAATTAATGTTAGACATCACATCGGAGATAGACTTAAGGCGTTCAAAGACTCGAGTTATTTCTTCTTGAAGTTGACTATTAGCTTCATTGGTTTCTTTAGCCTGATTTTGTTTATGGGCTATTGTATCACACTTAAACTCTTCATCGATGTCTTGCTTACACGTAGGACATGCATCATGAGAAGAAAAGAATTCTATTTCAGACTCAAGTTTAGAAACTTTATCTGACAATTGAACTTCAAGTTTCTGCAAACTATTCTGTCTTTTGGCGATGGATTCTTGATCTCCAATCTCAGTTCTAAGCAATTGAATTTCATCACCAAGTTGCTTGACTAAGTTTCTTTCATCGAAGATGCGAGTTGTGTTTTTATTTAATTCGGCTTTGAGAACTGTAACCCGTTCTTCATTATTACGTTGGATCGCAGAGATGTATTCATTCTGCATTCGTATCTTTTCAGATGTCAAACTGTGCTCATACTCAACGTTTACTAGAGTAGACGAGTTTAAACTTATCTTTTCTTTCAAGAGTGAGTTCATCACAGAGAAGATTTGAATGTCAAGAAGGTCTTCAATAACTTCTCGCCGTTGACCTCCAGGAAGTTCCATAAATGGAACGAAAGAAGCTGAGCCGAGAACTACTACCTGACAGAAACTTTTATGATTAAGCTTGAGGATTTGCTTCTCGAGCACAGTCTGATAATCACGGTCAGCCGCTTCTTGGTTGAGAAGCTTACCATTCTGATAAACTTCAAATAAGTTTGGCTTCATGCCACGCTTGATGTGATATTGATTCAAACCAATACTGAAGTCAATCTCGACCAAGACGTCTTTCTTATTGATCGAGTTTATGAGTTGTGGCTTATTGATTTTACGGAATGGTCTGTTATACAACACAAACAATAAAGCATCAAGAAGAGTAGACTTTCCTGCTCCGTTCTCACCTACAATGAGAGTGGAATCAGTTTTATTTAGTTGTATTTCAGTGAAAGAGTTTCCGGTAGATAAGAAGTTTTTCCAACGGATCGCTGTAAAATATATCATTCTATCTCGTGTGCTTCAATGTATAGTGATTGGATGATGTTCTCAACGCGCTTCTTGTCTGTATTTACGTTCATCGTATCGATGTATTTGCGGATGATTGTGATTGTATCTTCAGCTTCATTGACGATATCTGAATCGTCTTCTAGGTTTAAGTTGAAGTGATCTTCGACTATCTGAATGTCAGCTGGTCCAGCTTTCTCAATCTTGTCAATCACCAGATCAAACCAATAAGGATTAGTCTTGTTCTTGACGATTACTTTAACATACGTATTCTTGTATTGTTCAGCATCGAAGATTAGAACGTCATCCATATTTTTTTCAGTATCGTCGTAGTGAAACTTAAAGAATATAGTATACGGGTTTTCGATAAATGTCAACCCCCTAGTTTCAGTATCTAAGATATAAAAACCTTTGGTGTCTCCATAATCAGACCAAGTGTATTGGGCTGGGGTTCCGAGATAATTGATGTTCGAACTAGAAGAACGAGTGTGATAATGACCAGAACAGACAAGATCAAATTTATCAAAAAGCTTAGGATCGTCACCATGTTCATTTATTTGCCCCCTATACATTTCAAAACCATTTAGCTCCAAGTGTCCCATTAAGATTGGAGCAGTTGTTTCATCAATAGCTTTCATGCACTTATCGCGATTCTCATCGCAAATCCATGGAAGCATAAAAATCTTTGAGCCATCGGCAAAATCTATTTCGCCAGCGGTGTTATCATATATCTTAAAATTGTTATATTTACCATCAAGAAGTTCACGCAGACTATTGACTTGATTCGTATTCTTAAAATACGTGTCGTGGTTTCCAGCAATGATATGTACATCGATGTTTCGCTGGCGAAGTGGATCGAGAAAATCGTCGCGAAGGCGTCTTGCTGTTACGTAATTGATGTACTTACGACGATCAACGAGATCGCCAAGGTGGATCACAGTAGTGATATTATCTTTATCAATTACTGGAAAAAAAACTTCATCGAAGAACTTCTTCATCTGATTCAACATCACTGGAGAATCGTTTCTGATTCCCCAGTGCGTATCTGTAATTAATGCAATTTTCAATCAGTGACCTCACCAAAGTATTTGTCTAAACTTCCTGCATTCTTCTTTGCTTTATTTTTAGCTTTCTTTTCTGCCTGTTTAGCATCATAACTAGCTACTAAATTCTGCATATAGTCATTGTCTAAGTCTACGCTGACTGGGCGATCATCACCAATGATTGATTGTTCAGCAAGCATTCCTTCAAAGTAAAAGTTCTCGAGAGTCTTTTGCTTTATATAAAGATGCTTCTTCTCACTATTGATCCTTGCGAGAAAGGCAAAATAGATGATCTGTGTAAAATATGCGAATGGATTACTTGATTTATCGGGATCGAAGTTATTAAAATATGTAATGCACTTCTCAAGCCCATCAGCAACCATATCTTCGCGAAACGTGTAATTCACGAAGTTTGGCATAAGAGATAATCTGAATGCGATCTTATAGAGACATTCGCCAAGATATGGTGGAATTCGCGGTCTGTCTTTATTAAGACTCGCGTATTCAGCACATTTTGCTTTATAGAGCATGATCTCCGTAAAGAATTTCTTATTATCAACATAGTGAATAGGTATCTTTTTAGCAGTTCCAATTGGTGGGAGTGTTTTCATAGGTTTACCGTATATATTTTATATTCAAAATCTTCTGAGTTGTAGATCTCCATGCGCTCCGTAAGATGCTGGAGTGTATAATTAGTCCTATCGCCGTGACGAAGATCGTCTCCGATATCGTATACCGCAACAGAGTCTTTAGTGTCTGAGAGTCTCAAGCCGCGACCGATTGATTGTAGTGTTCGAACACGAGATTTTGTGGGAGAAGTGAATACCACATTATGAAGATTGCGTATGTTAACGCCGGTTGAAAATGTTCCATAGCTTGCCACGATAACTGCATTATTTTCTTTCTCAACAATTTTTCTTACATTTTCTCTATCCACTGCATCGATGCCGCCATGAATAAAGAATACTTTTCGATCTGGATCTTTGATCTTGATACTATCATATAACAGTTTACCATGTTTGTCAACAAATTGAAACAGTAAAAGTGTATTTCCAGTCAAAGAAAGTGTTAAGTTTCTCAAGAATTTGTTTCTAACTGGATTTGTTACTATCCAATTGATTTCGTCTTGATAGTCCATCTTTGAACAGAACTTTTTATCTTCTTTAGTGTGATTCAATACAATGACTTTGATGTTAAGCTTTGCAACCTTTCCCTCATCCATCAAAGACTTAGTAGTTGTGACTTGGTGAACTGGACCAAATAAACCTTCAAGAGTAATCTTATTCGTCAGTGACCCATCAAGAGTTCCAGTGAATCCAAACCTAAAAGCAGTTTTAGTCATCTTCTCCATGATCGTAGTGAGAGACTTAGCTTTAAACTGGTGAGCTTCGTCTCCTATCACTACGTCATATTCTTCAAACCAAGAAGCTGGAAGCTTATAGATCGACTGCCAGGTCGATATCGTGATAGGTTTATTGTTATTCTTTTCTTGTCCACTATAGATCTGGTGAACGTACTTATCTGAGTCATACCCATAGTCTTTAAAATCAGATGAAAGTTGAGCTACGAGTGATGTAGTCGGAACGATGATTAGGGTCTTCAGTCCATAGAATCTGGCGATTAGATAAATGATAAGAGACTTACCCGACGCAGTTGGTGAAACAAAGACTCTACGCTCGTCAGCTATAGCTTTACAGAACGCTTCGACTTGATAGTCTCGCGGCTTCATAGTCATGCCGATAGACTCTATGAACTTAAGATAATCTTCGGCTTTGAGTCGTGTTCCATGAACTGGTTTTAAACTATCTTCTACGCTAAATTCGTAATCGCGAGCTTTACAGAATTGTCTGATCTCTTCAACTAATCCAACATATGTTACCGCGGTTAATGAATTGAGTAGGCGAATCTTTCCATCCCAATACTTATTGCGGACAGACGGCATAAACTTTGCGCCTGGAACTTCAAACGTTAGTTGATCAGACAGTTCTTGAACAACAGAAGACTCAGCTTCTACTTTAAGATATGTCTCATTAATCTTACGAAGATGTACTTTATCCACCAACTTTAAATTTTTCAAAATCAATCGCGCTCTTAATTAAATAACCTCTGTTGCTTATCGATTTAATTATCGCTTCAAGAGTGTCTACTTTCTCTTGTTGAACAGAAATTCTTAGGTTAATCTTAATAACATCTTGGTCTGCGTCAAGATACAATGACAGATCAGACTTTAATACTGATAGACGAAATGGCTGCCACCCGTTCGCACGAAGATCTTCTTCAGGCAGGACGCCACGATAATAGTCGATCTTGAGAAGCTTCAGGGTGTTCTTATCTTCTTCAAGTTTACGCAGCATCAGCCTCTCATCGGAGAACATCCTTAAGTATTTACTGTGTAATTTTGGGATCTTTAGAGCTTCTTCACCAAGCTCAATACGATTAATGTTGCAGTCTTGCGACCACAACTCATGGATTTCATCCAACTTCATACTATACCCTCACAGGTGTCAGATAGACACAATCTTCATAATATTAAATTTGAATGCAACTCTCGCCGTAACATAGCTAAGACTTGTATCAGCAGTAGTAAAGTTTATTTCACTTAAGCTATACGGAAACATATTAGTGAATTGTATTTCAGTAGTAGGAGCCATAGAGCTATTCAGAATAGTTAGAGTTCCATCAGTCACCGACCCTTCGCCAGATCCGATAGCAGCGTTCTTCAGCGAAGCGTATTGATCAAAGTTCTCAGGAAATCCGAGTTTCATGATCCATAGGTATATCTCTAAGTAGTTTGCAAGATTTTCATCGACTTTAAAAGTAAGAGTAAAGTCACCAAAAGTTGGTTTATCGCCTGGAAACTCAATCCTTTTAAAAGGTGATGGTAAATTAACATAACCAATTTCGAAAGATGGAATGTTTGCGTCAGTCGCAAAGAAGTTTAAATTTGGAGAACGCTTTAGTTTAAATCTAAACCCAAGCGGCGATAGAAAGTTCACATCACCAGGTTGCGTAGAAAGCATCCCAGTGTTAGAAGAACTGATTGTAGTTGTTAAGTCTATGGCCATGATTTACCTCTTACTATTATATTTATAAGAGGGGAAAATGTTAACCCCTTCGCATCTTAGAAATATCTTCTGCATCCTGAGCACTGAAAACTGGTACCATATTTGACTTGTGCATCGTGGCGATACCAATGAGACGAGTGCCAGTATAGACTTTGGGTTCGGGCTTTGGTGTATCTGCACTGTTCATGCCCGCGCTGTTGTACTCGGTTTTATGAGCTTTTAGCATACTCGTATATTCGGCAAACCATTCTTTATTAATATTCTTCTTATCAATAGTCTTTCCACGAGTCATCTTGGTGATCCAAGCCTCATGATTTTCTACAGCTTCTTTAAGCCTAACGGATTTAGAAGGCTTTGTCTTTCTCTTGCTTTGTGTAGTGGTATAGTATACCGGCAACAGATGCATTGTCACTTCTTGATGTCTCCCATTCCAACACCTTCGCTGTACCCATAACTACCCTGAGCTTCAGCAACATATTCGTAGTCTGTATCGAATTTTTCAAGTGTCTCCATCAATTCATATAGACTCATAGAGTTAATGTGTTCTTTAAAAGCTTCGTGGTGTAGGTCAACTGGCGCTTGCCATTCATACCACCAATTACGATATCTTACATAGTTGTTCATTTTTTATACCACCTTACACCAAAAAAGAATTCCTGCATTTTTCTATTGAACCATTTTGGTTCTCTATCTTTAGGCGGTCTGTACGTCACCGAACCCATAGGTTTAGATGGATCGCCGCTGAGATAACAGACCCAATCTGAGAGCGGTTGTGGAGTACTTACCTCATATTCCATTTTCCCTCTCCCATTTCTCCGCTTTACCCAATAAAAATATAGAATCAATAATCTTCATTGTTATAGCACTAGGACTTTTATCTGTCGGGTCCATAAGAAAATCTAATGCTTCTCTAGTTTGTTTTCGAAATGTTTTACCTTGTTGTTCTAGCAAAAAGATGTAAAACGCCGCTGTTGCCGGGAGGAACTTATCCATAGGTTTCAGCAACTTATCAGCTCTAGGTTTAATCTCATTTAGTATAAACTTAGCGTATTTGCCACTAGTTTCTACGTCAACCATCGATCACTTCCTCAAATTGTCCGTCTTTGACTTTCATGGTCTTGACAGGAGCGTGAACGTCACCAACAAGTTTAGTATATGAACGACCACCATCAATAGCAGTTCGACCAACTTGACGATAGTCATGACGGTGCTGGGAGTATTCCCAACCATCAAGACCTTCGACCATACTGAAAGTAAGATCCTCAATCATGTCACAGTTTGTGATCATAACTTGATGGTCACCATTCCGATAGACGCCAAGGTAACGGTTGCCATACTCAGGATGAGGTGTTTCACGATAGAAGATGTCTGCTGCATAATCGGCGTGTTTGTTTGGTGCAGAAGTACAAACATATTCTAGAGGAACCTTATCCTTATTAGAGTAGTGTTCGCTGATGATCATAGTGTTAAAAACTGGACTGTGTTTGATGTTCATCGCTTTCTCAACTTCTCATAGATATCAAAACCAAGTGTTCCAGGAATAGACCAAGAATACTTAGATAATATATCATCTATTTCTTCATTTGTCAACTCTTGAAATAGCGGTTCCCACCTTTTTTCAGGACCAACAAACCATCCGCGACTTTCTAGTTCATCAATCAAGTCTTGATCATCGAAATCATCAAGTTCTACATCTACGTCTACGTTAACAGTTGTCATTTTATGGGGTCCTCCACCACATTATCAAAAAATTCAAGTAGGTCCGCCTTGATGTCGGCGATGGGCTCGCTGGTGTCCACAAACCGTCCGTTCGTATCCCACTTTTCGTTGGTTAATCCACCTTTTAGAACTATCATGATGCCACTAGTCTCATACCACATCTGACCGACTTTAGACATCCGGCGTTTACCAAGCCACTTTTCGAAGTGAGCAACAGTAATATTAGTCACGCAAACCCTCCCGTGGTGAATATTCAGCCAATAGATCATTGACCAAAGCAATAGCAATGTCAACAGTCTCTTGCGTTACGTATCCAAGTTTCTTTTGCATCATTCCAATCGTAATAGCATCTTCAATGTTATCGCGATTAGCTTTACCATTAACTAATGGGTGGTGAAATTCCGACTCAAGAATACCAAAGCACAGATCACAAGCGGTCATAGTTTCCAGCATTACAAAAGCTCCTCCATAAGATTTTTTGAAAGTTGACGAATGGATTTTTCGAACAGTTGCGCCATAGACAGCGGCAAGTCTTTGAGGAAGCAGATATAGTTACCACCATACATTAAATCAAACTGAGTCAAGTTCAGTGACTCAACGATCCAACGAACTGCTACATCTCGAGAAGAAGCCCCAAGATCAAGAGCGTTTGCAACTTCAATCTCGAAAGCATTGATTGCATCAATAGTTCTGTTAGCCTCAAGATCCATAGCATAATCGTGAGCTTCACACAGGTGATCCCAGATATGCTGTTTGTCAGCATCAGAAGAATCATTCCAGTTTGCCCAGAAATCTGCAGTGGGACGAAAGCCGTAGGTATCTTTGTGTAGATCCGAAACGATAGAGCCATCAAACGTGTACATTGTGTTTCTCCATTTACCTTATATATTCAATATATTCTTTTTTCAAAGAAATGTCAACTACTTTTTTCACTGTTGAGCAACTTTTTTCTCCGTATCACCTGGGCATTCACTAGACTATATCTTAACAGAGATCTTAGAAAATGTCAACTGAAAAGTGTAAACTCCAAGAAAAAAAATAGGTTGACAATTTTTATAGACCGTGTATAATAGTATTATGTTGATAAAAATGGATAATCAATTATATATTGTAGATTGTAAATTAAACAACAAAAAAGGGGATCCTTTCGGATCCCCTTAGTTTATTTTGTAGTTTCTTCTGCTTGTTATTAGAGCAGGTTGGTAACCAAAACACGACGATAGTAAACGTTCGTATCTTCTTCAAGAGCAGCAGTTGCCGAAGCAGCGGTTGCACCTTTTGCGAAGGGGTTAGGAACGATACCATAGCGAGTCTTAAAGCCAATTTTCGGCTGGAAGGTATCTTGACCAACCGCACGAACCATCTGTAGAGGAACGTAGGGGCAATAGAAGAGACCAGCGTCGAATACGTTGGCACCTTTATAACCAATGGTCATGTAGTTACCGGAAGTATAGGGGTCGATGTAAACACGATAGCGGCCATTCAACACACCAGCAAAGGTGTTACCAGTATCGTCAACCTGCAGATTGTTTGAATTCAAAGCAGGAGTGTAGTCAAGAACACCAGCCATCTGAAGAGCCGAAGCAACGTCAGAAGAGCAGATGATCACGTTACCTTTACCCCGACGAGTATCTTTAGCAATCTGGTTAGCTTCACGTTCAATCTGGAACATCAGACCTTTGAACTTTTCAACCGACCAACGGCCGTTTGAGTCGGTGTCGAGGTCGAAGATACCTTGAGTAGTTGTACCTGTGTTGGCACCACGAACAGCAGTGATGTTGATCGAACGAACAACTTCACGGTTGATTTCAGCAAGGATTTCAGATTGCAGAATCGAAGCCAATTCAGTTTCAGCGTCGAGGCCATGAACCGCCTTAAGGTCTTGGGCGAGTTCCATGGTGTATTCAGCTTTCAGAGCGCGCGATTTAGCAGTAACAGTCTGCTTATCGATCGAGAAAGCCATTTCAGCAAAAGCCACGTTCGATGTTGAACCAAGTGCTTCGAGCTGTTGAGTGTTTGCACCACCAGCAAAGTTATAGATGTTGCTGTTAGCCAGAACTGTCGTTTGAGAAGTTGAACCAGGTGAAGTACCAACCGACTTGTTACCGATAGTGTTAGCTTGCGAGATGCCAGGCGAAGCAAACTCGGTGTTAGCTTCGTTATACAGCGCTTCCGCAGTAGTACGAGCAGTCGAGTTAGCGTAGTTAGCACGCATTGCGAAGATCAAACCAGTAGGACCGGTCATTGGCTGAACGCCGCAGATATCGTATGCAATCAGGTTAGGCATTGCACGACGAACCAACGAGATCAAGATAGGATCGTAACCAGCAACCCCAGTACCACCGGCGCCAGCATAACCACCAGTACCACCGGCGTTTGCTGGTGAGACTTCGAACAGAGATTGTGGGTTAAAGTTTGCTTGTTCTCTGATCGCGATCTCGGTATTCTCGAGGATCTGAGCAGTAACTCTCCGGCGGTGTGCGTCCTTAATAGATGGAAGATCGCCATGCTCAAGCACGGGCTTCCACTTTTGGAGCAAGTCTTCTCTAATGCTAAAGGTTTCCATTTGTTTTCTCCTTTTGAGGTTTTACTAGATTATTTATTTAAAACTACTTCTTAATACTTCTGGAAAGCGACTGAACATAAACTTTCATATCAGGGTCAACGTATTCAGCTTTAGCAGGCTCATCTACTGACTCACTAATAAGTTGGTCGGCATTCACTTTCACGTCGCTCTTTGTAAAATAAGTTTCTTTGATGATGTTTGCTTTTTTATTGAATTCTTCAACAGAAGAATAATCTACAGCTTCAATCAACTTTGTAAACTTTTCTTTTTGAGTGTCTGTCAAGTTTTCAGCAAGTTTAGATGCAGACTCAGACACTTCTTTTTGAGAAACGATCTTAGTGAGTTCGATATTCTTTTCAGTCGTCTCATTGATATAATCTCTGAGCTCTTCAATTTCCGTCATGAGAGATTCAACAACACCAACTTCTTCGTCGGGGATATCAATATAATGTTCTGTAAAGAGGTTGTGAAGACCGTTGAAGAATGATTCAGCCATATCGATCTTGATGTTGCTTTGAACAGCAAGTTTGTTTTGATCCATCCATTCAGCAACTGCGTAGTTCAAGTATGCGTCAATGTTCTCTTCCATCTCTTCTTGGAGAGCTTCGAGAGCTTCTTCGGCTTCAGCTGCAACTTCTTCTTCGATACGAACTCTTTCAATATCGACACGAGTCATTACAGCTGCTTCAAACAAAGTAGAAACTTTGTCTTTGAATTCTTCCGAAAGGTCGAGAGAATTACCAAACACTAAAGCAAGATCTTCTTTGACTGCTGAAGGAAGACCTTTATTTGGTTCACCTGGTGCGCTCGCAGATTTGATAGATGCTTTGTTACTGGCTGAATTATCAGAAGTACCTAACGCGCTATCCATTTGAGCATTAACGTCATTGGGGGAAGTCATTTCTTCAGCCGCGCCAATACGAGAAACGAAGTCAGCCAATTCTTCAGGCCCAAGCTTAGTAGCATAAGAAACCATGTTTCTAATTAGATCTGAACGAGAGACGGTTGGATTGCCCGCAATCGTACTTGCATTTGAAGTTTCTTCTTCGACTATTTCCGAGTCGTCAAAGATCTCTTCACGGTTATTGTAGTTCTCAGACATTGTGATACTCCTATTTTTCTTAAGTATTTATAAAATTCAGAGATTTGAAACGAAATGCTTGAAGATTCGAAGTTTAGCTTCTTCTAGCTCTTTTTTGTTCACCTTCCTGGCGGACTCTTCAATCTTCTTCTTTGCTTGTTCAAGCTCCTGGGCTTTTAGTAAACCATTGTCCCAGACCCAATCGATACCTTCCATGATGCCATTAACGAAAGCATTTGGCGCAGATGGATCTGCAACAATATCAGCAGCCGTAGCCAAATAGAAGTCATCTTGAACTATTTGAATTCCGTTAACTTCTTTTAGCGATCCCATACCACGTGTTGAGACACCTAGTTGAACCCCAGACTCAATAAGATTTCTGGCAATCTCACCCATCGGTGTAGAAAGAATTTGTGCTTTACCAATAAAGTCGTTACCTTCAGGAATAAGAGAAACGATTTTATGAGAAACACGATCTAAGTTTATCGATGGACTTTCGGGGTGACCAAGTTCACCGAGAGCTCTACCTTTAAGAACATATTCTTCGTTATATCTTTTTACTTCTTTAGCAACAGACTCATTTCGATACATACGACCATTACGATTCTTCACTTCAGTCTGAATAAATGGACCATGGATGTAGAGGTTCTTTTTCCCTTCTACACCTTCTTCGGTGATGATCTTTATTGATTCGTTAAGTTCTGCCATGAGTTTCATTTTAGTTTCCTTAGTTCGTGTACGCGACTGCTACGGCTTTTACGTTTGTTCCAACGTCGGTGCCAAGCAATGTATCATACGCCGTGTATTTTTCAAGAACTATAGTTTGACCACCAATTAGTGTGATCGTATAATTTGTTCTAGTTAAGTTCTGACCAGATTCTGTAACACTCTTAGTTATGTTAACATTTGCACCACCGAGTGATGCAGATAACTGAATACCAGAAGTATTAGCAATTGGTCCAACGTAGTAAGTAGTATTGTTTGCAAGACCGGTAATTGCGGTGTTACCGGTCGATGTTGTGTAAAGAACCACGTCACCAACTTTAAAATAGTGATTCGTCAAAGTAATAAAATCATTAGTAGAATCAATATCTGTGTTAGAGTTGAAAGTAACCGCAGTTCTACACGTGATCGTGTTTGATACTGTTGCCGCAGCACCAGTATGTACTAAACGAATGAGACGCGAAGATGTGCTCACGGCTGTAGCCAGAGCATTAACTGACGTTTCAGTTCCGATTGGTTTGAATACTTCAGCCATTATAGTTCTTGCTCCCTAGCGAAGTCCAAAAGATTCTCGATGCCATCGTCGGTATCAAGCATTGCTTCAAACTTCTCTTTATTCTGTTCAGATAAACTGTCGTATAGTTTATTTAACAAAATTTCTTCAGCAATATCCGGATGAGTTTGGGTATCTCCACCGATTGGTTTATTGCCCTGAGTAGGAGGAAGTTTGATTTTTTGTTTAGAAGCAAGTGGATCAGATTGCATCTTATCAATGCTATCCTGTTGCATGTTCCTATTTCCAACAGCCCCAAATTGAGTCTGAGTAGCTGCAGCTTTAGCAACATTCTCTGGAGTCATCTCTTCGGCTTCCTGTACTTTCTTCTTTCTCAGAAGCTTAAAGTCTTGACTATCGATCTTGCCATTTTTATTAGCATCGATCTTATGTTGATTTCCTTTAAGTCCTTCAGAAGATACGTCAATCTGTTTACGGGCTGGAGTGAAGTATCTGACTTTTGGTTTACCATCTGAACCAGTAACCACGATAGCCTTTTTAGGGCGCATTCCTGATTCGCGTGTTTCTAAATCGGCTTCTTCTTTCATGCCGGCAAGAGAAACTTTTGAACGAGCCTTAACTGGCGCTGGTTTGCCATACTTAACTACATGCATAAAATCTTCATGCGATCGGCCAAGCGCGTTTTGCACATTTTCTTTAGCGCCTTTAGCAATTGGCGTATTTGCATGCACTTGAAGAGCTTTTACAACGTTGTTATGGTGTACTAAATGTTTTTTTCCATTTTCAAAAGTTAGCTTGTGCATACTATCAACTGGTACTTTACGCATCTGGTTGATTATATTCTTGCTAGCTGCGCGTTCCATTTCATCATCATCTTCATTGTCGTCACTTTTCTTCTCAACTACGTATTCTTCACCCATACGGTTCATAAAGTTTCCGTAGTTTGAAGCCATCTGACCCGATTGAGAATATTCTGATTCTTCTGGAGTCTTATGTTCACCGCTATAAGTCATATAGTCATAAACGCCATCAATTTGAACTTTGGCGTAGGAGATCTTTGACTGAACCCAGGCTTCAAGGTCATCTGAATCGCTAATCATCGAAATCAGTTTACTAGCTTTATCTCTAATAGCTGACAACTCTGTCTTAGCCATCAGACCTTCAAAGTCATCTTCTGCTGAGCTTTCTGCATCATAAGCTTCATTACGCTGCATTGCGTAATAGGCACCCATAGCTTGCTTCATACGTTCTTTTTTAGACTTACCAGCAAACTTAGGATTCTTACTGTGAACGAAGTCGGAAATAACGTCTCCCATAGAAGTCTTCTTGGTGATTACTTC